CCGGCCGCTCGGGCTGTTCACTGCCTCGGCTGACGGCATCAGCACTGGCCGCGACGTGACTGCCGCATCGACGACCGCGTTCGATGCTGACGACATGTCCGACGTCCTTTACAACTGCAAGCCGCAGTACCAGGGCAAGGGCGAGTGGATTTTCCACCGCGACGGTGTCAAGCGGATCCGCCAGCTGAAGGACGGCAACGGCCAGTACATCTGGCAGCCCGGCCTCGTGGCGGGCCAGCCCGACCTGCTGCTGTCGCGTCCCCTGAACCAGTCAGAGTACGCGCCCAACACGTTCACCACGGGTCTGTACGTGGGGCTGTTCGGCGACATGTCCTTCTACTGGATCGCGGACGCCGAGGACATCAGCGTCCAGCGGCTGGTCGAGCTCTATGCCGCGACCAACCAGGTGGGCTTCATCGCCCGCGCCGCGACCGACGGCATGCCGGTCCTCGAAGAGGCGTTCAGTCGCCTCAAGCTCGCCTGAGCGAGAGAAGGGAGCGACATGCAACTGTCCAATCACGTCAAGATCACCAAGGTCTCGGATCACTCCGCGGCGGCCACATCGGCCGTCAACTCGACGGGCGTGGACATGGCCGGCTATGAAGGCGTGCTCTTCATCACGTCCTTCGGCACCGCCGCAGCGGACAACACCGTCAACGCCGCACAGGGCCTCACGTTGGGTGGCACATACGACGATCTACTCGGGTCCTCGGTGGCCTCGGGCACGTCCGATGAGGATGTCTGGATCGACGTGTACCGCCCGATCGATCGCTTCGTCCGCCTTGAGGCGGCGCGTGGCACCAGCTCGACGCTGGAATCGATCTGGGCTGTGCAATACGGCGCCCGCAAGCTGCCGGTCGATAATGTCGTGTCCGGAACTGTGATCGGGGAAGCCCATACTTCCCCCGCAGAAGGAACGGCCTGAGCCTTCGGCTTAGGTACAATTGGGGGCGATGGATGACGTGTCTGTCGTCCCCAATCCATTAGCCGAACGGCGACGCAGACGCGCCGCCCAATCGCGGGCATGGCGGGCCGCTAACGCTGACCGCGTGAAGGCGTACAAGCTCGCCAACAAGGATCGCGCAAACGCCCAGAAGCGAGCGCGCTATGCCGCGGACCCGACCAAAGAGCGGGAGGCGTCACGTCGATGGCGGGCGATCAATCCCGACGCGGCGAAGGCTACAAATCGCCGATGGCGCGATGCGCACCCCGACATCGTGTTGGGGTGGCGGCGCGCCGACTACTACCGCCATCAGGAAACGAATATCGCCCGAAACCGTGCTTACTACCTCGCTCACGCCGAAGAGTCTAATGCCGCCAACAAGGTGTGGCGAGAGGCGAACAGCGCACACACAAGGGCGTACAACCAAGCCCGATACCGAGCCAATAAGGAGGCTCTGGCGGCACGTATCGCGGCATGGGCCGCCGCCAATCCCGAGCGGTACCGCAAGTACAAAGCGGAAGCTCGTCAGCGGCGCCGCGCTCGCCTAGCGGGCGTTCCGCAAGAGCCGATTGACCGCGATGTCGTGTACGAACGCGACAATGGGCGGTGCGGGCTGTGCGGTCGCCGAGTAGCTCGAACTGATATGTCTATTGACCACATCATCCCGATCATCGCGGGTGGCCCGCACACCTACGCCAACATCCAGCTGGCCCACCTGAGTTGCAACAGTCGCCGTGGCCATCGCGGTCCGGCGCAGATGCGGCTGACGATCTAACCCTCGCACTTGACTGACGGCCGCGCCGTCCGACTGGCCCACGTCACGGGCCAATCCACCTCCAACGCACCTCAGACGTGCTAGCGGCTGTCTGCCGCGCAGCAAAGGAGCAATCTCATGGCCGATCTGTCCTACACCCCCAAGGTTTACCGAAAGCAGGGCGGCGAGGAGTTCGTTGTCGCGTCCGGTGGCAAGATCAACATCGAGAGCGGCGGTGACATCGAGGTCAACGGCGTAAGCCTGATCGATGAAGTCGCGGCCCTGTCAGGACTGGAGGCTGGCGAAGTCGCCTACCTCGACGGCGTCACTGCAGGCACCGTCACAGCCGGCAAGGCTGTCGTCACCACGACCAGCAAGCACATCGATGCCCTCGTCATCAGCGACGGAGGACTCGCCCTTGGCGCAGGCGCCGGGACGGCGATCACCTCGACGGCCGCAGAGCTGAACATCCTTGATGGGGCCACGCTCGCGGTCGCAGAACTGAACATCCTCGACGGTGTCACATCAACGGCCGCGGAGCTGAACATCTTGGATGGTGTGACGGCCACGGCCGCCGAGATCAACCTCATCGACGGCTCGATAGCCGGTACCGCAGTCGCCAGCAAGGCACTCGCGCTGGGCGCCGACAAAAACGTCGATGTACTGGCCGTCGCTGATGGCGGCCTGGCACTCGGTGCTGGCGCTGGTACGGCGATCACCTCGACAGCGGCAGAGCTAAACATCCTCGACGGGGTAACGTCAACGGCTGCGGAGTTGAATGCTCTTGACGGCATCACGTCAGATGTCAACGAGTTGAACATCCTTGACGGTGTTACCAGCACCGCTGCGGAGTTGAACATCTTGGACGGTGTGACTGCGACTGCCGCAGAACTCAACGCCTTGGATGGCATCACGGCCGATGTTGGCGAGCTGAACATCTTGGATGGTGTGACGTCGACCGCCGCGGAACTGAACATCTTGGACGGAGTAACCAGCACGGCCGCCGAGATCAACAGCCTCGACGACAGCGCTGCCTTCGCTGACGGCCTGTCGCGCGTGCGGCTGGCCACGGCGACATACGACTTCGCGGTCAACGGTGGAGCTATCAGCGCCATACCACTGGCCGCGACGGTCCCCGACAACGCCGTCATCCTCGACGGCATGGTTGACGTGATCACCACGCTGACCAGCGCCACCGATGCGGCCACGATCGCGCTCAGTGTCGAGGGCGCCGACGACATCGTCACCGCCGTAGCCATTTTGACCGCGACCGACTGGGATGCTGGGCTTAGGCCGATCAAGCCGCTCGGCACGTCCGCCACTGCGATCAAGACGACCGCCGCCCGGGCGATCACGGCGACGATCGCGGTCGAGGCCGTCACCGCCGGCAAGTTCGTCGTCTTCCTGCGCTACGTCCTGAGCGCGTAAGCACTGAGACGCCCCGCCGGCATCCCGCTGGCGGGGCGCTCTCCTGAATGGAGAAACGATGGCAGCTAAGAAGTTCCGCGCGACGCGCTTCCTGACCGGCGCGTTCGGCCAGTTCACCCCGGGTCAGGTCATTTCCGGCGTGTCAGAGGCGACCGCCGCGGCGTGGACTGCGGCGGGTGCGGCCGATCGAATCGCCGCCGGAGATCATCGAGCCGGAGATGGCCGTGACAGCGGCACCCGAGGCAGCTGTGATCCGACGCACATCGGCGCGCGCGCCGCAGCGGCCTCAGAAGAGAAAGGGCTAAGCGATGGCCGGTACTGTCACGATCGTCCACAACCGAAATGGAGCCATCGGCCGCATCGTTGCGACATGCACGGGCGACGCCTCGGATGGCACGTTCCCAGCGACCGCGTTGCCGCCGTTCTCCGGGCGCATCCTTGCGCTGAGAACGAACCCCGGTGCAACCGCGCCGACCGATAACTATGACATCACGCTTGTCGACGACGATGCCGTTGACCGGCTTCAGGGCGTCGGCGCGAACCGCGCCACGGCGACCTCACAGGAGGCTGCCGTCGTCTATTTGGGCACAGCCATCCATCCGCCGGTCGCGTTCGACGAGACGCTCACGCTCACGCTCGCGGGCAACAGCGTCAACTCGGCGATCATCGTCATCGCGATCGTCTACGCCGCGAACTGATGGCTCGGCTCCTGCGCCCAATGGCAATAGTGTGTGGCTGGTGCGAAGGCGCCACCGAGCCGGATCGTTGCTCGCATTGCGGGCGCGATCCGGCCTTGCCTTGGTTTCAGCGGGCCGCTGAGCCTCCGCGAGCCTCTGAGGACCACGCATCCGGCCGTCCGAAGCTCGACCCGAGCCAGATTCGGCAGAAGCTCCGCATTGCCATCAAGGAGCTCGGCTCCGACGCGACGAAGGCCCAACTGGCCGAACACCTGGGCATCGACATGCGGACGCTCGGTAGATGGCAGAAGGTGTCGGGTTGATGTCAGTAAATGTCGCCTTTGCGCACTTTTTACGCCGTCGCGTCGCCTCGAGGATGTAGGCAATGACCGCTACCGCCATCGGAAGCTATGCGACCACCGCAGCGCTGAAGACGCTAATCGGTACGACCGACAGCAACGACGACACACTGATCGGGCTGATCTGCGACCGCGTCAACATGTACATCGAGTCGGAGACGCGCCGCGTACTCGCGCCGATCGCCTCGACGACATACCTGTATGACGGTGACGGTTCGTCGGTCCTGTTCCTGCCACTGCCCGTAGATAAGGCGCCCATCGGCGGCATTCGCGCGATCACGCTCTTGGAGTTTCGAGACTACACGGGCGATACCTTCTCGACCGTAACTGCGGGTGACTACTTTCTCCGCGATCGCGTGGGCATGACCGGACCCTACGAGCGCCTCTACATGTCGGATGAGTCATCGGGTGACTACTCCTACTTCCCGCGGGGGTTTGAGACGGTGCGCCTTACCGCGACGGCTGGGTGGGACGCAATACCCGACGACATAACGAATGTTGCTCTCTCCGCAGCCCAGCGAGCCTGGAACGGACGCCAGTCCGGCTACCAGAACATCGAGGGGACCGACGAGCAGGGCCGCCCCCTGATCGCCCGGTTCTTCCAGCTGCCCGACTACCAAACACTGCTGCGCTACAAGTTGCGGGACTTCCGCCATGTCTAGCACGACGACGTCGATCGACTTCGATGGGCCGTTCTTCACGCGCGATCCGGGGCTCACGGTAATGCTCAACGTCCAGAAGATGATGCAGGGCATCGCCGATGAGGGTGCCGCAGTCGTCCGCGAGCGAATGCTGACCGGTCAGGGTCAGCGCGCTCTCGTCAGGCTCCTCGATGATCGAGTCGTCGATCACGTCGTCGGACGCACCCGGAGTCGCACGGATAAGCAGTGGTACATCGCTGCGGTCGTCCAGGTCTACAACAAGGGCCTATCGGCAGCGGAAGGCACGTCGCTCATGGCGGCAGCGTCCTATGTCGAGCGCCGCACCCATGCAGTCCGCGACGTGACCAGGCAGCTACGCGCCGGCGCGAAGGCCCAGCTGCGCGCCAACCTCACCGAAGGGCTCGAGTAGATGGACCTGCTCACCCTCATGGACGCGATCCAGGTTCACGCCGCGGCTGCTGCGATCACTGCGGCCGACGCGAAGTTCTACGACGTCGCCGTGGGCTTCCCTGCCGCCAAGGGCCGCTGCGTGCGCATCTTCTACGGCGGCGAGCGTGAGGTCGAGCACTTCGACGGCCAAGACAGGACACTCAACTCCAAGCTCGTGGCGCAGGCCATCATCGTGCGCGGCTACTGGCCGCTCCCGGAAACTGCAACTAAGCGCCAGCGGGTCATGGAGGGCGAGATGGCGACCTTCGTGAAGTCGCTGCGCACCCGCGTCCTGGGCGACAGTCAGCTCGGCGGCGCGTCGGTCGACCTGAACATGGGCCTCGCTCAGTGTGAGCAGATCGTCCTCGGCGCCGGCATCGGCGGAAGAGGAGCGACAGGCACCAAGTACGCCATCGTCGATACCGAGATCGTCGTCGACTTCGACGAAACCAGCATCGCACCGTGAGCCTACGAATGAGCCTTTCGTTTAGCCCAGACTCGTCGCATCCGCTCAGAGTGGAGGGCACGCTCCTCAGTGGTCATGTGCCACCCGCGCGGTCGCCCATGTTCCGCTCCATGAGTGTGGTTCGTGAGGATGACCAAGTTCTCCGGTCGGTTGTCGGTCTTGATGTGATTGACGTGGTGAACGACTTCAGACCGAAGCAAGGGTCTACCAAGTTGTTCTTCCATGACCAGTCGGTGCTCAGCTACATATCCCCCGTGCGCCCGGGGATGGCTCGGCCGGCGAATGAGCACATAGCCGAAGTAATTGATATAGCGACCAGGGCCACGCTTGACGCCGCGGTTCCCGTGATGACCGACGAACCGCTCATACGGGTTCGCCAATTCCCCGCAGCCACACTCGCAGGGATGGGGCTCCTTCCTATGGCGAGGCCGGCGTTGAGCGCGCGCCATCGCAAGATGATGGCCGTTGGCATACCGGGCCACGGGGTTGCGCGGGTTCACAGGTTGGCCGCAGCCGCAAGCGCATGTCGCCACTCGGGCCGGGCGTTGAAGCCGAGCGTGAAGCGCGGCCAGATGGTGGCCCGCGACGAAGCGGGCGCTTGGGTTCGCGGGGTTGGTAATTCCGCCACAACCACAGGCGCATTTCATAGTGTCGATCATAACATTTTACTGCGAGGCCTGCAATGAGCAAACAGAGCGCTTTGGGCGCCAACTTCTGGTTGGGGATCTACGACCTGTCGGGCGACGTCGGTGCCGTATCCAGCATCAGCTCGCCGCGCGGCGTGCTCGACGTCACCGCCATCAACAAGTCGGCGCCCGAGCGGATCCTCGCGCGGCGCGACGGCTCGGTCAGCTTCGCCGGCTTCTGGAACACCGACGCCCTGCAGATCTGGGCTGCCCTCTCGGCGATGCCGACGACCGACATCTTGGCGTCGGTCGCCATCCCGGCGTCTAGCGCCTTCGCCGTGGGCGACGTCGGCTGCAGCCTCAACGGCAAGCAGCTCGCGTTCGACCAAGCGCATGGCGCGGATGGGTCGCTTGGCGTCACCAGCCAGGTCCAGGCCAACGGCTCGGCACTCGAATGGGGCCGGCTGCTGACGGCGGGCAAGGTGACTATCGGTACCGGCACCGTCAACGGCGCGAGCATCGACGACGGCGCCGACAACGCGCCGAGTTCCTTTGGTGCCGCCGCCTATCTCCACGTCTTCTCGATCGCCTCGGGCACGATGGGCGTGAAGCTCCAAGACTCGGCCAACGACGCCGACTTTCTGGACATCACCGGCATGGCATTCACCAACGTCACCGCCGCGACCAGCGAGCGGATCGTGACGGCCACGGACGCCGACATCCGTCAGTACGTCCGTCTCGTCACCACGGGTGTTCACGGCAACGCCGTCATGGCGGTGCTGTTCGCGCGCTATCTGACCAGCCAGGCCATTTAGTGCTTCATGGCATAGCACAACAGGGAAAGGAACAGGCGTAAAAGTTGACGAAGGCGAGTGGTCTTACGACCAGCGTGACAGTGGACAACGCGGCCGGTGCGGGCAAGGACATCAGCAACGACATCACCAGCTTCAACGTCTCGACTCCGCGTGGCGTGCAGGACATCACCGGCCTTGATAAGAGCGCCGTGGAACGCATCCTCCTGCGGGCCGATGGCAACATCAGCATGACCGGGGTCTACAACGCGAGCACGGCGGACAAGAGCCACGACGTGTTCAAGTCGATCCCGACGCAATCTGGCACGGGCACCGGCGCAACGCGCACCGTGGTCATCGTCTATCCGGGAACCAAGACGCTGACGATGGAGTGCGTCCTGACGGACTACCAGGTCAGCATGGGCGCCGACGGCTCGCTGACGTGGACCGTGCCCGGCCAGTTGGCCGATGGGACGGCTCCAACCTGGTCGTGATAGCGCCTACCTGGAGTTAGTCCATGTGGCGAGTACCTAGCGAGCGAATCCGTCTCGACCTCGACGGCCCGTCTGTCGAGGTCGAGCGGATCGGCTCGTGGAGCATTCAGTTTGAGGGCCTGAGCCTTCTGAGCCGCTTCATGGCGGCCAGCAAACAGCAGGACGAATACGTCGCGCTGAACGCCCTGTACGAGCACGTCGTGCGCGAGGCACAGCCGCAGTGGGACATCGTCGACCATCTCGGCGCCGTGCCGACGACGGCGCGGGGCATGGCCCGCCTGCCGCTCGACCTCGGCCTGTCGATCGCCTCGCTCTGGTTGCAGACCTTCGTCCCGGCCGAGAAGCCTGAGGCATCTCAGGCCGAGCCGGCATCGGCGGTCGATGCCGTCATTCCCCCGGGCCCGATGAACCTCGAGATCAAGCGGCGGCTGCGTAAGAAGAAGGCGGCTTAGGTTGGCGAATCAGGTCACAGTACGGGTCTCGGCGCCCGGCGCCAAGGACGCAGTCAGGGACATCCACGGCCTGAGCGATGCGTTCAAGAAGATGCGCACCCAAAACCTCGGCGCCGGCGACAGCTTGCGTGTTCTCGGCGCGGGGATGCAGGCCACGGGCGCCAAGATGTCAATGAATCTGACGTTGCCGATCTTGGCCGCTGGCGCGGCAATCACCAAAACGGGCCTTGACTTCGACACGTCGCTGCGCCGCATCATCGGCTTGACCGACGTGACCGAGGGCGAAATCGACGGTATCCGCGAGGCCCTCATCAAGCTCGGCCCCGAAGTCGGCCGCTCGCCGCAGGAACTAGCCGACGCCTTCTACTTCGTGGCTTCGGCCGGCTTCACGGCCGAGGGCGCGATGGACGTGCTCAACGTATCGGCGCGGGCATCGGCGGCGGGGATGGGGACCACGGAGGATGTCGCCAAGGCTCTCGCCGCCTCCATCAATGCCTACGGCAAGGAGAATCTGACCGCTGCCCAGGCCGGTGACATCCTGACGGCGGCTGTCGGCAAGGGCAGTGCCGAGGCCGCTGACTACGCAGGCGTGCTCGGCAATGTCGTGAACACGGCGGCGCTGATGGGCGTCAGCTTCGACGAAACGACCGCCGCCATCTCAGCAATGACGAACGTCGGCATCGGGGCGGACGAGGCTGTCACGTCGCTGAACCAGGTGATGCTCAGCCTGCTCAATCCCACGAAAGAAGCCGGTACGGCCCTAGAGGGTGTCGGGCTGAGCGCCGAGGGCCTGCGCCAGCAGATGAGTGAGCAAGGCCTGCTATCCATGCTGAGGACGCTCGAGGAGCGTTTCGCTGGCAATGACGAAGCGATAGGCCAAGTCTTCGGCAACGTCCGCGCCCTGCGCGGCGTGCTGTCACTGCTCGGTATCGACTCCGCGCAACTGAGCGACATCTTCGCTACCACGGCTGACGCAACTGGCGATCTGGGCGCGGCGTTCGCTGCGACTGAGGGGCCGCAGCGCGATCTCGACCGCTCCACGGCCAAGATGCAGGGCACACTCATCAAGCTCTCGGCCGACGTGATGCCGATCGTGACCGAGGCGATCGGCGAACTTGCCCAACACGCCGAGAATCTCGGCAAGTGGTGGGCAAGCCTAGATGAGGGCACACGCCGATTGATAGTCCAGTTTGCGGCGGGCACGGCGGCAGCTGGCCCGCTGCTCCTGGTGACCGGCAAGCTGGTGGGTACTGCCGGTTCGCTTATCAAAATCTTCGGTAGCCTCGGCGGTGCCATCGTCGATCTCACCGCGAAGCTGTGGCTGAAGATCGCCGCGTTGAAGGCTGCCGAAGGTGGCTGGATCAACATGGCCAAGGCGGCTGCGCCAGCCGGAGTCGCCCTTGGGGTAATCGGTGCCGAACTCCTCGTCGCCGATGCGGTCATGAAGGACCATGTACGGCGCGCCGCCGAGACCGTCGCCGCTTTGGACGACATCACCGACGCCTCGGATGAGAACGTCGCTGCACTCCGGCGAGCAGCAGACGCATACAACTCCGCGGCCGACGCTCAGAGGATATTCGGCATCCTCGAAACCGATCAATCGCGCGCCACTCGCGAGGTCGCCGTTGCAGCAGCAGAGGCAGCCGACGGCCTGAATGACACCGCGGCAGCCACCGACACCTCGGCAGCCGCGGCAGCCCGGTGGACGGCCTACGCCGCTGCCTGGGCTGGCGCGGCGCAGCGTGTGGACGCGGCGACGACCGACATGGCCGACGGAGTCCACCACGTCGCGATGGGCGTCGACGATGACATCGGACTCATGGACCTTGCATGGCAGGGACTCCCTGGGACGGTACGGCAGGTTGCTCAGGATGTTGGCCGAGACGCCGTCCAGATCACCGACAACCTGTCCGACGAACTGCGCAGCAACAAGGACGAGGTCGCCGACGCGATGGACGATCTCGTGTTCGCGATGAACCATCCGCTCAAGCAAGCCAAGGAGCTGGCGCGGATCGAGGGCGCCCTGTCAAGTCAGCGGCTCGCCGAGGGGTTGGCGTCCAACGAGCCATGGGTCGTCGAGCAGGCGCGCCAGACGCGTGAGAGGCTGATCGGGCAGTGGGAGTCGCTGTCGGGGCGGGCGTACCGCGAAGGCACAGACACCGGCGGCCAGTTGGGCGAGGGCATCTCGGACTCCCAGGACGACGTGCTCGATCCGGCGCGCACCCTGATGCGCCGACTCGACAACATCCTGGATCGGGATTACCAGATCACGGTCAAGACCAAGGTGGGAGCAGGAAGCGGACCCTTGCTCGGCGGCGGGCGCCAGCATGGCGGGCCGGTGCGCGCTCACAGCATGCATGAGGTCACCGAGGGCGGCGAGCCCGAACTG